GCAGGACACACGGCGACCGAAATCGGCCTGGCCGTTGAATGTCTGCTCGATGGACTCCATCGCGAAGTTGGTATGGCGTCTGTATGACACCTTCCAGAAAGTGATCTCGGGGTTTCCAGTCAGGAAAACGTCTTGGGCGCCGTAGGCGACTAATTGCATAAGTGCTCCTCCCATTTTTTATATATACTTCGGAAACATATTTTTTCCTAAATAATCGCGCAAACGCCGCATTTTGCGCTTCTAAAATAGGCATTTTTCTGATGGTTTATTGTTGTCCTCTACACAACTGTAGATACCAAGTCGTTTCATCATGTGTATCAGGCATTTTATTGAGCGCCTCGTTGTGCCCCCACTTTTTATTTTCGGGACATTATTTAGAAAAATGCCGCGGATTTGTAAAATGGTGGGGTGTCGCAATCGGCCTCTGTATGGTGTGGAACCGGGTGGTCCACAGTTTTGCGCTGAACATAAGAAATCCGGGATGACAAATCGCGCGACCTGTAGATGGATGTCAGATTCCGCAAATTGTGCCAATGCCGATTGTAAAGATCGTCCGGCGAACCCGCGATTTCGTGGATACTGTGTTGCATGTTATACGACCTTGTTTCCAGACGACCCTCTCACCTTTCAAACAATGTATCGGTCAAAACAACAGGCGACGTATCAGTTTGTTATATCATGTTTTGACGGTTTTTTACACGATGCTCCAATATATGTTGGAGGGATGCGCATAGATTGCCGAATCGTGATTGGTGATACACTGTTATGTATTGTGGCAGCACCGACTATTACGACAGAGGCGGTTAACACAATATCACAAAAAGTCATCATCATCGCATTCAATCCCGACAAATACATTGATTCAGATGGCCAAAGTGTGAATCCGATGCTATATATGCGATTGCCTCTATTGGAAGACGAAATCGCACACCAAATGGAGCGTATTATTGCTCGTAAAAACACGAATCCAGTGGAGGTCGTGCGACTCTTTACCTAAGTGTCTCCATTGACGAATTCTCCAGAATGAACTTTTCTAAATAATCGTCTTGGAATATTTCTTTTTTCCCGTTGTGAGCCTTCTGGAATATATAGTTGCCGTCGCGTTTTTTCACACTCCATCCCTGTTCCAATGAATTGTAGATGAATGCCATTTTATAGATGGTTTTTGTGTCTAAATCCAAGTGGGGAGACGGATTCATTTACATATTTTGATGAATGTTTTATTGGGTTTCAAACGATAAGGCCCGCCGAAGGCGGCCGACCGAAGGATGACCGACCGAAGGCACGAAGTGCCGACTGGAAGGCCCGCCTTCGGCGGGCGACTGATGAAAGGCACTCCTCCGAAGGAGGGCCGACTCCAAGGCACTCCTCCGAAGGAGGGCCGACTCCAAGGCTCCCGCCTTCGGCGGCCGTTACACTTATCCCTTCGTGCGAACTGCGTTTGAAATCCGGTTAAGTTCCAAGGAATACGTCTTAATCAATTTCCTAATAAGGACATAAAATCTACAAAGTATATTATTTAGGATGAAAGACGGACCGACCACACACGACATCATTTTACACGAAGACGAGGCCCGTTATGTGATGTTTCCAGTGCGCGATGAAGACATTTGGAAAATGTACAAGAAACAAGTGGATTGTTTTTGGCGCGCGGAGGAAGTGGATTTGTCCAAAGACCTCGGTGACTGGAGCCGACTGAACGAAGATGAACAATATTTCATTTCCATGGTCCTGGCATTTTTCGCGGCAAGTGACGGAATTGTGATGGAGAACCTTGCAACCCGGTTTATGGCAGACGTACAGCTCTCGGAGGCGCGCGCCTTCTACGGATTCCAAATCGCGATGGAGAACATCCATTCCGAGATGTACAGTTTGTTGATTGATACCTATATCAAGGACCGCGAGACACGAGGCCGCATGTTTTCGGCGATTAAAACCGTCCCGTGTATCCAGAAGAAGGCCGACTGGGCGCGCAAATGGATCTCGGGGGACCAGTCATTTTCTACGCGACTCATTGCGTTCGCGTGCGTAGAAGGCATCTTTTTTAGCAGCAGTTTTGCCGCCATTTATTGGATTAAGAAGCGCGGGCTTATGCCGGGTCTCACTCTTTCCAACGAGTTCATCAGCCGCGACGAAGCGCTCCACACCGAGTTTGCGATTATGCTTTATAGTAAGTTGCTGGAGAAAACCGACAAGACGATTGCGCAAAGCATTGTGAAAGATGCGGTGGAAATAGAGAAGGAGTTCATTACAGTCGCGCTTCCATGCCGGATGATCGGGATGAATATGAAGTTGATGTCGCAATATGTGGAGTTTGTGGGAGACCGCCTGTGCGTTCAATTGGGTCTGCCGAAGATTTATGGGGTTCCGAATCCGCTGGATTTTATGGAATTGATTAGCGTGGATAGCAAGGTCAATTTCTTTGAACGCACGAATAGTGAATATGCGATGGCAAATAAGGAGGTGGCGACGGATGTGTTTGATTTTAATGCGGAGTTTTAAAGCGCCAAAGGCGCGACCCATCCCTACGGGAGCCAAAGGCGCGACCCATCCCTACGGGAGCCAAAGGCGCGACCCATCCCTACGGGAGCCAAAGGCGCTATAAAATAATATATCGGCCCAATTTATAATGGCAAACAACAAGACCCAGAAAAAAAAGCAAAGACGATCTAGGCACAATGGAGGAACTAAAACTCCGAGTAAAACTGCAAGTAAAACCTCAAGTAAAACCTCAAGTAAAACAGCAAAAGGTAAAACAGCAAGTGAAATAACAGACCCCTTTGTAAAAGAGCTGAAAGATTTGAAAGAATTGGCAGATCATGAGAGAAAATATTCTACATCTCGTGATATATCTAAACTAATAAAAAACCCGCCGTTGACAACTCCTGAAAAGAATACCGCTTTAGCTGATTTTAAAAAATTGCTGGCAGTTTCGGTTAAGGCAAATGCGAGATTGGCCATATATAAAAAAGAAGAAGAAGACTCCGGAAACACAAACATGGATTATGATCCGGATAATTATTCGTATAAGTATTATATACCGAGTTTAAAAAGACCAAATGGTCATTTCGTATCAGGTAAATCAAAAATAGTTGATCAGTTTGGTTCGCGAGGTCTTGGTCGCAAATATGTAACAAGTGCTTATAAAGAAAACGAATGCTCAATATGTTTGACAGGTGAAAATATTGCTCCCAATGATAGAGCATATTGTAAAAAGAATGGCCACACATTTCATAAGGAATGCTTAGAAACGTGGAAAGACGCGCGAGGATATATGGCGTCTTGTCCAATTTGTAGAGGTCCTATATAATGGTTTTATATGTATCAATATTATATTGATACATGTCGTCATTTCAACAACCCGGAGTGTGGAAAAAAGTTGAATCCGAAAAACACCAAGGTAGACATTATTATTCAAATACAATAACGAATGAATCCCAGTGGGAGCCACCGAATGGCAAGGATTTTATCAGCAAAACGGGCGAGTTTAACGTGGCGCGTTTTATGAAATACTTCATTGCCAATCCGACCATTGATATACTGGAAGAAGGCGATTCGCAGTATAGAGAAACCGGCGGGACAAATCCGGACTTTATTAAAGTTGTTTTGGAAAACGCCAGTGTAGTAGATATGAATATCAATATTTTAATAAGTATTACGGTCAATGTAATCAAGACTATTTTAGAAAGACTCAGAGAGTCCCCAAGCGAATTATTCAGTTTGGTTTTATTTGCGAGCGGTCACGGAGGCAGTCGTTGTATAAGCAACCCAGAACTTACCAATATGGCAAGCTCCACCAACGTGTTATCTATGCCAATTGTTCCTCATGGACAAGACGGTTATAACTTTACAAAAATAGAAGGAATGAATATGGCGATTGCAATCGCCAAGAAAAGAGGAAACATGTTGTCGCGGGAAGAAAAAGAACCGTTTCGTAATAGAATAATAGCGCAATATAGAAAGTTTGAAAGAGAGATTTCCGAAGAAATAGAGGTATTGCGTTCAAAAATATCAACGATCGCATCTGATATTACCAATCGCCGAAAAGGTGAACGAGACCCCAACCCTAGATCCGTTGAAAACAATACGCAAAATATGTAAGAAATATGATGTGATGTGTGAAACCGTTGATGACCCAGTGAATGTCTTGATAAACCATCTACGAACGCGAATTAAAGAATTAGAACTTCGGATTCAGAAAGAGACCGAAAAAGTTGAGTTGATAAGAACGGGGATTGATGCCAATTTTGTGGCAAGCGTGGTTAGTTCATCTGCCAATATGCAAATATTGACCAGTTGTACTAAAAAGTTTGCGAATATTATGGGGTTATTTGTAGTGAAGCCGTCGTTTGAAGCCAAATATCCAATTTATAGTAGGATAATAATGATTCTGTTGGCGGAAATAGATGACATCTATAGAACAATGTACAAACGGGATGAACTCGCGATAAACGGTTTATTTATAAATGAACCGGGGTACAACCCAAATGTTGGTATGTTCTATCGGCTGTTAGACGGGTTTAGTCGGGTGTATAAAGGCAGAGAATTGAACGTAAGAAAAATGATACTCGGCGCCGAATTACACCCATCGCAGGCAATATTACTGATTGGTGATATATTTCTAACAACACAAATTGTAAAACAAGGCGACGATTCAATTACAGTTATGTCAAAGATGGATATTATATATGTGAACAATTGTTGTCGGCGAACAATGCCGCGTCCAGACCCGGAAACAATTGTTGGATCGCCTCCCAAAGGGGGTACCCGAAATAAGCGACCGAAGAAGACTCGACAAAAGACTCGTCGGCAAAAGAAGACTCGGCGGTAAAACGGACCAAATATAATTATTTATTCATAAGACAATGGACTCCGCCGCCCATTTTCTTAAACTCACTCAACGGGATACAAACCACGGGTTTTTGCGTAGCGTTTGTCAGACGTTCGCTCCCTTCGGTCGCCAATATAAACTTGTCAAATACCACAAAATTACAAACAAAATCGCGTTGTTCTTTATCCGTGATTTCAAAAAGAGTGTATCCCAAATGTTTCAAATATTCGGACAACGGGAGAGAGGCAAGTTGTTTTCCCGTCCTCTCATAAACATCCACTACAAACCGTTTTGCGCCTGTCCAAATGACCGCGACGTCATCTATGAATCCCAACATCAAGTCCAAATGTATGATTGAGGGGTCATCGGATGTGATTCGTGCAACCTTGGGTGTGCCGAAAACGTCGGCCGCCATCATATCGCGTATTGCCAATCGGCTGGTTCTCGGCCCAGCCATTATGAAAGAGACACCACGATGGCAAAGGTAATCACCGCCCTCTAAGAATCCTCGTTCCACTATGTAATCTGGTTTCTTTGGAATATTATTGGTCTCTTTGGCACGCAACGTGTAGCGAAACTTGGCCGACACTAGGTGCGTTGGGGTTTCAATAAAGGGGTCTCGGATGAATACCGCGTCTTGGGAGCCCGATTTGTCCGCAATTTTTATAATGCGAATGCCGCGGCGCACCAATTCTGCCAACATATTCTCGTATTGTACATAAGCGAGAGGGACCGAGACTTGTGCGCCGGTCGTCTTGTATTCTTTTATTTGCGGTGGGCAAACTATTACAGCCTCTCTCTTCACCATTGTATATTATTGTTTCCTATTTTTTATATCTTGTTTCAGTTTATCAAAATAAGTGTACTTTCGCATATGTTCCGCCTGGATTTGTTCTATCCATTCAATCACGTTTTCCACCTCCAATATTTGCGGCAAAATCGCGATTTTCTGGTCTTGCGACAGGTCGCTGTATCCCGCCACCTGGTATCCCAAATAGTGGTTAAACATATACCACTGTTTCGTCGGCATCAGCGATTTCCACAAAATGTCGTTCTGGTAAATCCAGTGGGCTTTTGTTGCGAAAAGGTTCTCCACATTGGAGTCAAATAGCTCAACCAACTCGGTCATCATCGGACGATTCACCAAGTATCCGGCGCCATTGGTAGAGGACGACACGCGCGACACCAAATAGCCCGTGTATTCGGGGATGACCACCGGCGAACACGTGGTGAGCATGACGACATCCCATGCCACTTTCATATCAAAAAACGCGCCCAAATCCGCGTTCACTTTCTCGGCGTCGGCGATGAAGCGGAAATCGTCTTCCAGAATCAAGACGTTTTGGTATCCCATCTCGTAGGCGAGTTGTAGGGCGTTCGCGTGGCTGACAAGGCACCCCGTGTTGGGGCAGCCATTGTAGCTGGACGCGGGGAACCGCAGGAGTTTGTCCTCGGGCACGCCGATGCGCGCAAAGTCAGCCTCTATTTCGGCGCGGCGGTCCGTCCGAGCATCCATATTGATATAAATGATTTTGTCAATATGGTTCATTTGGTTATTTTTGGAGAATGCCTCTAATTGGGTTTAGATGGAAGTGATATAAGAGGGGATCGCATCAATGTTGATGATGGGTTCTTTCGGGGCTTTGGTCTGTCTGTATTTTGCGAACACCGGTTTTCGCATAATGTCTTTCGGAACGAGGTTATTCACGATTCGCGCAATCATCTTGTACAATTTGAATCCGGGATACCTCTCTTCACCGCTGGATTTATAGAGGATATTCTTGCCATAATCGTCTTCACACCATTCGTCAATGAGGTTTTTCAGCGCCGCGGAATCGGAGTCCATCGTGAAGTCGTAGAGGGAGCAACCGAGGCGTGAAACGTCAAAACTGGGGTTCGGCTCAATGCGGGCCTTCTTCGGATTGAAGTAAGGCTCGCAATTGTATTGCGAATTGGCGTCGCCATTCTCGGCGAAACTGTCGCTACAGAAACGGCGGCCATTGAATTTGTAGATGGCGCGGCCGAAGTCAATGAGCTTGAAGATGCGGCCGTGGGTTGGGACGCGATAGTATTCGCCTTCAAATAAGTAATGGATGAACTTTTGGTCGGTTTTCACGAACATAATGTTGTTGGTGTGGAGGTCGTTGTGGGTGAAACTGAATGTCTTTTGGTAGGTCGCGAGCATAATTAGGATTTGGAAAAGGGCGGCGATGGTTTCGTCAGGAGAGAGGGCGTGCTGAACCAAGAGTTCGTCAAAGGTTCCAGTACACTTCTCTTGGAAAATCAACTGGACGGGGAAGTCGTGTAGATAGGCGAACATCTTTTCTTCATCGTCGTCGGTGAAGTCGGTGTAGTTGTCGCTATCTTCATCAACGTCGTCTTTGCTATCAGTACTGTCGTCGTCTTTATCCCCCTCTGGACTACATCCACCGCAATAAGATTTGCCATCCACGGTTGTGATATGTTTTGGCGATGAAACTACACATTCGCATTCTTCGCACTTCAGTGATTCCGCACCTTCATTGGATGAATTGGAAATAGAACTATTACTAGAGGATGAGGACGATGTGGAAGATGCCCTACTGCGCCTCTCATCGCAAATATATTCCACTTGAGCCTCTGTCAAAGCGTTTGTGTCGTCGGTGTCTTTAACGAATGGAGTGTTGTCTTCGGCCAAGGGACTGATGTCACAGCCTTCGGCCAAGGGACTGATGTCTTCGGCCAAGAGACTTAAGCCTTCGGCCAAATCCTCTATCCCAAGGTCCAGCGTCTCATCGTCCGCGATCTTCAACTTGTCACGATTGCGTCGCGACCCCGGTCCCGACTTTTGTTTGAATATCGCCGCCGCGTCTTCATCCAAGTCAAAGTATTTGGATATGTTCTTTGAAAAGTATTCGGAATCCTCTAAGAACTCCAGGTCATCGGCCACATTGTATTTGAATCGTGATTGAACGCCAAGAAACGAACCATAATATTGGACACCGTGAATCCATCCGTGGTTCTCATACATCATAGAGGTTAGATAGGAGAAGAATCCGTCTACATACGCGGAGTTGTTGGGGTCCAAGAGTTTAGGAAAACACGTCTCGGGTGTGGAATCCAGCGTGGGCAATTGACGCATAATGGGTTTCTCCAAATCGTATTTGCCGCGAAGGAAATGGAGGGGGTCCAAGAGAGGCGACGATTTCACGAAAATGCTGGCATCCATTGGGGCATTTTTGCCATCCACGACGGTCTCCAAGCTGGTGGCGATGTATTTGTGGTTCAACGTGATTTTCTGGCAATTTGAGGAATCCATATTGAAGAAGAGATTGTAGAGAGGGTTGTAGGATTGGAGACCCGAGATGCGGAATGGATTGTAGTCGTATTCGGGCTGTTTGGAGTCAGATTGCTTTAGGTCGCAGATAAACTGCTTGGAGTCACTTTGTTTGGAGTCACTTTGCTTGGAGTCGCTTTGCTTGGCCATTACTTCTAAATTGGGCATTCTCACCTTTTGATAATTTACTTTGAAAGGGTCCATCGTATATGTGAATGATATACCTAAAACAACCAATATTTATATCAGTAATCAACGCATTTACATATAACCTCTATTTTTAGAATGTAAGAAAAGCATTTAGCAAAAGAATTGACCGAAAAGAATTGACCGAAAAGCATTGACCTACTCGTTGTATGTGCGATTTAAATATATGAAACAATCCTATATTTCAATTTCTTCTAAATGACTCTAGAATTACGAAAGTTTGATATGCGGTCAATCACATTTGACCCAAAAGAAAACAAGGGTCCTGTAATTGTCCTCATTGGGCGCAGAGACACCGGCAAAACATTTTTGGTTAAAGACCTCCTGTATTTCCACCAAGATATCCCAATTGGTACGGTCATCTCTGGTACTGAAGCCGGTAACGGGTTTTACGGGAAACTCGTGCCGAAACTCTTTATCCACGAAGAATACAACTCGGTCCTCATTGAGAACGTCTTGCGACGCCAGCGTGCGGTGATGAAACAGTGTAATCATGAAATGGAAACCTATAAGAAGGTATCCATTGACCCACGCACTTTTGTGATTCTGGATGATTGCCTCTATGACAACACGTGGGCTCGGGACAAATTGATGCGCGCCCTGTTCATGAACGGTGAATTGTTTGCCTAAGTCATTTCAAAAGAATGGCTAGTGTATTTAGGGCGTTGCCCTCTATATGCGACACGTCCAAATTGCGGAGACGTCTTGATTTAGAACATGTAGTTCTATGAAGGTTTATACTACTAAACGGCTTTAGAAATAGAGTCGCGGTTTATGCTAATCACATAAAGTACAGTAAAAAGGTATAAAATAGAGATAACCCGCAGCAAGTCATCTACGTCCGTAAAGGTAAGGATATGATGATTGTTCAACGACTAAATGCCCGTGGGGTTGAGTAATCTAACCAATTACAATGATGCCTTAAGATATAGTCTAAACCCACTCGAGAGAGCGCAATGCCCATTCAAAAAGCATTGATTTAATGATTTCAGAAAGAAATGTCTGAATGAAAATGGTATAATTGAGACACTGGAAGGTGATGTTAATCATCACAATGCAATACCCTCTCGGTATTCCGCCGAATCTGCGTACCAACATAGACTACGTTTTTATTCTGCGTGAGAACTATTTGGCCAATCGCAAGAAGATTTGGGAGAACTTCGCCTCTATGTTCCCCACGTTGGAGTCGTTTTGCTCGGTGATGGACCAAACCACCGAGAATTATGGCGCGTTGGTTCTGAACAACAACGCCAAGTCCAACAAAATAACCGACCAAATCTTTTGGTACAAGGCCGAAGACCGTCCTGATTACAAGTTGGGGTCCAAAGAGTTCTGGGAATTATCCAAGAATCTGACGGATGATGATGAAGGCGACGAATACGACCCGAATGCCAAGCGGAAGGCCAAGGGAAACAATATTATGGTGAAGAAAACGGGCGGCGGTTCTGGAGGGAAATGGTAAGCCCCTCCATCATGGTAAATACTTAGTTTAGGGTGAATCCAAAGATAGAAAGGGTCCCCACCACTTTCCAATAAATTATATATAATATATATAATCTATGAGTTCTAGTGGAAAAAAGAGTGCGAGCAAGTCTCCTTCTAGAAGAGGTAGCAAGTCTTCTGATATAAGAGGCAGTGTCTCTTCTAGTGGGAAAGAAAGAGCAATTACTAATATTGGACAAGTTGATATAATACCGCTTACAGAGGATTGGCCGCCAGTTTTGAGTGATTTTGATGATAAAAAAAACGGATTAGATGTATTTTCAAAATATTGGGGATTAAAAACAACTGTAACCGGTCCAGTAGGCGCAAAAAATCCGACCACTTTTCGTTCAAATACCGCAACCGCGGATGCTGGGTTAGTTTTTAGCAGACAGCCGGAGGACCCTTATTGGAATGATATTCGTAATCGTAGATGGAAATCAATTATAGGAGGGGTTGACCCAGATTCCATATCAATATGCGCGTTAACCGGTTTGCCATTTATGCCAAGTGAAGATGGAGACGATTTGGATCATATTGAATCCGCAAAAAGAACAGCATTAATGGGAATCCCGATTTCAACATTTAATTATAAATCTGGGCGTGCCTGGGATGGACAGGTTTTGGTTACACATACAATACCCGAGGCAAATCGTAGTGCGGGCGCGGGTTCTTATTTTACCAATGTTAAAGAATTATCATTAGGACGCTTGACAATGCTTTTAAACACAAAAGCAGAAATGGAAATAGTAGATGGCGCAATTATAGAAGGACAACAATGCTATTCTTTAAAAAAGCCATTTATTGAATTTAAACCAATTTCGGCCAAAGATATTAAAGATTTGATTGACGCCGTCAAGAAACGAAAAGAAAATAGCAGGGTTTTAACAAAAGCATTGGATTCAATTCAGACTAAAGCGGATCTTGATAGACATGTTGAGAATCATATTACAAACTTGAAGAACTGGCCAACTTTACATAATATTTTAGAAGTTCTGAATAGACAAATATGTGTAGATTTAAATACATTATTCACTGGTTCTAGAATACAAATAAGTGGAAGACCAGTGAGATCACTTGATGCGATTGACGCACTTCCAACGGTTGGACCCGGAATTGATTTGAGCGACCCGCACGCATTAAATCGTGAATCAACGATATATCTTCTTCCTCCGTTTGGAAGAATAAATAGCCTTGCTTTTTTGTCGCAAAGATTTAGTAATTTGGAAGGGGCTCAATTTAAAAAAATCTTAGAAATGATATATAATATTGGTGTAGGAAAAGGAATTGGAAAAGGAGAGCACTGGGCTTCAACCTATGTAAAGGTAAATGTAACACATGACGCGCCCAAAATCGCAAAAAAACCGCCAACGCCGCCTCCACCCAAGGAAGTTTTTGATTTAGAAAACCCAGCCCATTTGAGTGTTATTCAAGAGGTTATTCATAAATGGTTAATTAAAGATGATAATATGAACAAATCTGCTGATAAATATTTGTCAGATAGACGGTTTGAAGATCTTTCAAAATTTGTTTTAGAATCAAGAAGTGCGATCCGACTTAAAAAGTATATTCGTGAAATGATAGACGCAGTACGGGAAGAAATTAAGAGAACCAGATTTAAGGATGAACATGTAAAGCTTGAGACGCTGATTTCAGTTCTTGAGAAGATAGGTGGTGAAATAAGTACTAATAACGCAGACGTTGCTATAAGTAGTAACGCATTTTCTGTATTTGGTGCGAGTTCGTCGGATTCAAGTCAATCGGGTATGAGTTCGTCGGATTCAAGTCCTTCCTGGTTAAGCTCTGATATGAGTTCAAGTCCATCGGATTCAAGTGAATATGAAGACTCCGGTATGCGTTTCAGTCCATCTGCTATGATTTCAAGACCATCGGATTCAAGTGATTCTGGTATGCGTTTCAGTCCATCTGCTATGCGTTCAAGTTCTTCTGCTATGCGTTCAAGTTCTTCTGCTATGCGTTTCAGTCCATCTGGTATGCGTTCAAGTTCATCTGATATGAGTTCAAGTTCATCTGGTATACGCAAAAAATTAAGAGACATAAGAGAGAGTTCAATGCCATTTAGTGTTCTAGGAAAAAATAAATTCCAGTCGTCTTCTCCTCAACTAATTTATTCAGATCCAATGAGAAGTGCTTCTTCCTCTAATAATCCCAAGCTTGAAGATCTAGATTCTCCCTCTGGTAGTAAGAGATCAAGACGTAATGGTGGCTCCAAGAGAATTCGTAATAGAGGCAAAAAAACTCGCAGAAAATCCCCCCAATAATTATTTCATTTTATACTGGTATAAAATGAAAATGCTGCGCTCTATGCTGCGCATTACATAGTCGCCAGATACATATTGAAATACCCACTCACCTTCACAATCTGGTACCCAAGCACATCCCGCAAATAATTGAATAGCGCCGAGTTCTCATTGTTGGACTCAAACAGGATTTTGGGATACCCCGCCCTAACAATCGTGTCCATCCCCCCCTGTAAAACGCACAATTCATTCTCCTCTACATCCATCTTGATAAACGATATGCGTTCTTGGATATTGAGCGAGTCCAGCGTCCGCACTTGGATTTCTTCGGTGCCAAGGATTTTGTCCGCAGGTGGGGCCCACACAGTAGAACCGCCTCCGTCATTACTCACAATATGGAGGGTTTTCGTACCCACTTGGGAGTCGTTGCCGAGACCATATTCGTGACAGACGATATTGCGGGCACCACTGAGCGCCACGCCGCCGCACAAGGCATAATAGGTCTGGCGCTGGGGTTCAAATGCCAATACCTTGGCGGCAAAGGGCGCCAGCGTGATGGCATAACTGCCCGTGTGGGCGCCGATATCTAGGAAAAGGGAGTCCTTGTTACAAAACTGCTTACACCATTCAATGAGATTGTTTTCAAAGAGACCGCGGTCGGCATAATAAGCGGTATTTACGGAGGGCATCAAATAAGTGAGCGAGCGATTCACGAAAATAATCTGATTGCCCGCGTTATTGTCGGCGGGGGCATCGGCGTCTTTGGTCAGAATGATGTATTTCGTGGTCATCGGTGGATTACTTAGTGCCAAATCTTTATATGGGTAAAATTATATAGAATGTCTATGGCTTATACTTCCATAAGAAAACAACTAAGTCCTATAAAAAAGGGTTCTAAATATTCAGATCCTATACAAAAAGGTTCTAAAACTCTGAACCTGGATCTTATAGACTCTGAAAGCATGGATATACCCTATACAACTAGAGATAAAAAACGTTCACTTGACAAAGAAGAATTGGTAAAATCAAAAAAACCAATCGTTATAAAGAGGGTATATCCAGGTGTTTTTTTCGCGGAAGGTTCGTTTAAAGAAGTTTATGATGTTATAGATACATTAATTGATGGAAAACCATTAAACTGGGCATCAGTTGAACTCCCAAATCCGGATATAAAAAAAATAGTCGCTTTACACATGTCAACAATACATAAGAGAAAAGATACAACTGAATTATTATTTGATGAAATCAAAATGACACGTGAGCTTTCTACTGGCACAGACAGTATTACACAACCGATTTTAGCGGTCGTAACAAAAAATCGTGATAGAAAAGAAACACAATATATTGGTAATGAAATTGATAAAATATCAGAAACTGATAAAACCCACATTACCGATGTTGTAATATACCAAGAAAGAAGTGACAGTTTAGATAAATACTTTGAAAAATATTTATCTTCACATGACAATCTGAATCCTTTGTTCTTAAGAAACACATTTTTTTCCCCCATAAATGATTTACTCGGTAGAATAAAAGAAAAAGAAATAATAGCGCGTGATTTTAAAATTGAAAATATAGGTTTAAAAGATAATGAAACCCTTAGCATATTGGATATTGACACTAAGTACACGGATACAGCAAACAATATAATAGCGAAAGGATTACAAATTGGCATTAGAGTTGAAAAAGAAGCCCTACTACAACATTCTCAAATAATAATGCGTATCCTTTTATACTTATCATTTTTTAGTTACTTTACTAAAAATCTTATAATTCCAATGCGGGTTTTTTCAAGTGCTACGACTTCACTTAAAAATATGAAACTTGAACTTCGGTTTATTAATAACTTAGGAACTGGAAGAAATGAAACTGATAAAGAGGCAATTAATGACACGTTGTCATACTTTCAAACCCTTGAACCTATTTTTGAAGAACCGAATAGAAGTCCAATTTATATGGTATACTATTACGTGTTAATAGCATTATTAAATGAGATTCATTATAGATATAATAAGGCATATTTTAATACTGTAAAAAATATTTTAAAAGAAAAACAATACAACTTAGAAATATATTTACGAGAAAAACTTTTTTTAAAAGAGCCCATGGGCAAACTAGTTGATTTACTATATTATATCACTGGAAATACAAGCTCTGTGGAGATTAATTATACTAATTATAAAGGAGAAAACGTAAATATATATATTAGCAACGGTTATTTGGGCGGTTCCCATAAAAGTCGCAGGAAAACATACCGACGAAAACCGGGTAGAAAAAAAGTGAAATCCCGAAAAAGCATTTAAACAACTGCGCCCATACAACTATAAATGCTCGCACATCGAAATCAAACCCAAAACGAATTATTATTAAACAATCTGCTGGACTTCTACGGCCGCGACGGAAATATGGAGAAAATGATGAACATCATCAACGGCGAATCGCGGATTTCCCTGCGAATCATTGACTGGTTTGTCACCAATTTTGCGAAGAAGAACTTCACCGTGTATTCCATCCCCGCCAAGAATCGGTGTAGTACTGTGTACAACGGAGAGGAGAATATGGAGCGATTCAAGGTATTCAATAGTTATAAATTGGAGTTGAAGGCCTATAGCAAAATCCGATTTGACCCATTTTCACGCAGGGAGCGAATCATGATTCCTTATGCCGACGAAACCTATTTGGAGACCACGATTGGTCAGCTCAATTTCTTCAAATGGGCGATTGATAATCGTGTCCTGGAATACATTGATGAGAACTACGATGCCATAGAGGCGGATATGAACTCGCGCAATAGTATCTCAAAAAAGAATGTAGAGGAGTCGGGCGACAACAAGACGCGCAAGAAGCGGGAGGAGTTGTCGGTGTCGGCGTGTAAGACGATTAAGACCGAAAAGGTTTCTATTACGGTGCGGTTTAACTAAGGGGAACTACGTTTCAACTTCGTTTATGCCCTTTAACCCCTCCTTAAGGGGAACTACGTTCCCCTTTAACCCCTCCTTTATTGTAAACCGCTTCTTTTATGCCCCTTTAACCCCTCCTTAAGGGGGCATATTATTTCACCAAATCATATTTATCTCTGTGATGAATATCATTTAACGCCTCTGCTTTTTGCGTTGCGACTGCTTGTTATTGTGTTGGCGTCGTCTTTTTGTTCCGCGCTTTCCCGTCCTACGGCGTCTGCCTCCCATAAAGATGGCTTTGCCAGGCATCACGCTTTCTCCCTTGAATCCAGGCATCACTTGTTCGGGTCTCAGGTCTGCTCCGCCGCTCATCTTGCTCGCAAATGGGTTCGGCATAATATTGGTTTTATTTTGTAAAAAATCCGGTAATACTTGTTTGGGGTCCATTATATATTAGCGGCATACAAAATATAAACGCAACTCAAGAAGATTCTCTAAATGTCTGTTGCCGTCGTATTCGTTTGTAACTTCCGCTACTTGGACAAGTTCATCGCCACTTGCGACAATCTCATTGAAATCGGCGATTACCGCGGGCCCATCGTTCTCGTCGTCGGCGACGATTTGCCCACTATAGATACACACCCATTCATCGTGGAACACGCCGGCCAAATCCAGGTCCGCCATTGCCCCGACATCGTTTTTCCCCCCGAAACGTTCGCGGCCATACAAAAAACGAACGCCGCATGCGGCAAGAGCGGGTTCAAATTGTTCCAGTACCACAAGTTCCATGTTTTCACACCGTTCTTCCGGCAATGGGACTACATCTTCTACGTGGATTGCGGGGCCAAGATTTATGCGCCCATTGCGCCCATCCTGGAATCCAAGAAGCCCGGCAAATTGGTTGCCCATTCGGACGCCTATCCCAGCTACCAGTGGCGACTGAAAGACCAATTTACCAATACGATTAGTATTGATCCGTGGAATGGGGGCGCCGACTATTTCCAATCCACGATTATGTTGTTTGATAGTGCGCTGATTCGCGAGAGTACCTTTGACAACCTCGTCCAACTCGCCACGAAATACACCAATTCGTGTACCAATGACCAGGGCATTTTGAACCTCTATTTTGCTGATTCATGGGAGCAGATTACGTTGGGTGATATGGAAACCTATTACTACGATTTCAATATTCGCGCCCAAGACCGGCCCTACATTATGACGAAATATGTGGTTTTCAATGATTAAGGCATTGTCGTAAAAAACAGGCCTCTAAGAGTCGGCATCTATGAGTCATTCTTTATAAGTTGTCGCGAAATGTGCTAGTAATGATGAATGAACATATGGCATCCAACCACTGAACGCCTTTGCTATAGGGTCCATTATAATCCGTCTCGGCATTCGTATCAATGTGTAACACCTTGTAGTTCTTGTCTTCGTGGCAAATGGTATGGACTGTGGCATCATCGCACAACGTATAGTCATCGGCGCATTTGGTATCAACCAACCACTCCTTGTGGTATTTCGCGCACTTTTCCAAATAGGCCAGCGGGATGCCATCTTCGCCTTGACGATTGCGTCTGGAGATGCGACGATGACACGTCTCGGGACTGGAATCCAGATACACGACCGCGTCCATGCGGTACTCGTCAATGAACTCCCGATACCATTCCGCGTAGATGTTGTATTCTATGTTTTCCACGATTCCGTCATCGTGGAGCATATCCATGAATATGTTTTTATCGGCGCACAAGGAGCGCTCAATGATGATGATTTCGCACGTGGGGTTTTGCGCGATGGCGTTCTTGAGAAGCGACAGACGACTGATGTAGGCCATCACCTGGAATGTGAACGCATATCGTCGCTGGTCTTTGTAAAACTTCTCCAAAATCGTCTGTCCAGTCTCGTCGCGAAACTTCTCCCACATATTCACCGGTTCTTCTAGGAACAAAATATTGCTATCGTCTTTTAATCTTGATGCCAATGCGGGACGCAATTTTGACAGAAGCGTGGACTTTCCAGTCCCGATGTTGCCTTCAATGCTTACGATGAGTGGTTTTCTGTTTGCTGACATTTTATAATATTAAGTAGTCGTTCGTTTTATATTCTATTATTTGGGCAATTCATTTTCAATTTTCCCATAAACCGTACGAAAAATTGATTCGTCGCACCTACAATGTAAGATAGCAAATAAAAATACAATGACTGAACCTTTTACCTACCACGATATGGTGTGCGGCAACTACGGAACCGCACCCGAAGAACAGCGAATCCACGTAATGGATGAACACGAGATGAACCGGTTTTGCGCTTGGCGAGCACGGGCCAAGATGGTGTCGGATTACAAGCGATATTTAGCACTAAACAAACGGGCGATGATTGTGAACCGGACAATGACCCGGTGGGATATGGACCGCGAACTCTTCCGCATTTATTTGCGCTATGCCGTGAAAGAAGAAGAGTTTGACCAGGTGTATGACGATTTGATTTATTTGAACAAACAGACGATTCGGAAAGCGCGCGCCAAGCTGGCAACGTTTATGAAACATTTAGACCCGATTGTGGTGAAACGGCTGGACCCCCATTTGAACATTGTGTATGAGAAGTCATACAATTATCCGGAGCATTGGAGAGCGCGGGGATATAGCGCACCGCTCACAGCTTTGATGGATGCCAAACGGCGAATCGCGGTGGCATACACGCGTCGGAGTTGTAAAAAAGTAAACATATAATATATTAATTCGCGATGCTTATCTATGTAAAACACCTTGTATCCATTTTGGTTTTTTTATTCTTATCCTTAGTGATTGGGAATTATTTGATAAAACGGTTATCAAAGACGAGCATTCGCTCCACGATTGAAGGGATGGAGACGGACAATATGTCATCTTTTATGGATGCGGCTTCTGACACGGATACTACCACTGGTCCTGCTACTACCACTGATGCTACTGGTGCTACTGGTCCTGCTACTGGTGCTACCAGTCCTGCTACTGGTCCTGCTACTACCACTGGTGCTACCAGTCCTGCTACTACTGCTACTGGTACCGTGGTAAATACAGTGCCGTCTTCAATAGAACCGTGCGATATCAAAGACGTGGATAAACCCATTGAATTGGCAGCGGCATTTGAAAAGGTGAACAAGCAGACCGATATGATACGTACATTGAATGAAGTGGCCGAACCAGTTACACCATTGAAGATTGACAAATCCGGCGACGCCGAGTTCCTCGTATTATCCAATTTGAAACTGCTCGTGAATAATGGAATTAGCAAAAATGAGGCAAGTTTGAAGGCAGTCTATGACCAATACATTGGCAATCGTGAAGTATCTCTCCTAGCAACCGATATGAACTCCTTGAAAATAGAAAAGGCAAATGCGGATGCCCTACATAAGCAAGAGATTGCGATAATATGCCGGGCAAAAGTGATCATTGAGGGACACCAAACACTCATTGACCGTATTTTAGAGAAAGGATCCGATGAGTAATTATTGATACACCTTTTTTGAATGGGAGGACGCCGTCTCAAATCTAGTTTTCGTTTCTTTTCATAAAATATACGTCAATGCCTCCAAAAAAGAAACCTAAGAAAAATAAGTCTCCGAAAAAGAAACCTCAGAAAAAGAAGCCTTCAAATACCCCCCCTACTACTACTATCTTGCCGACGAATAACATGATTTTTGGAAAAAATTACTCGGAATTAATCGTGGGTCCGAAGGCTGCTGACTTCGCCTCTATTCGCAATGAAATCAATGAATATGAAAATGCATTGGATGGAAAGCCGTCCAAAGTTGTTTTAACGGCGACACCGCCATTTGGACAGGTCTATTTTCATCCAACGGGAGAAACCTGTAGGGATATGGCAACTTGGAAATACGTGCCGCGATTTACGGTGGTGGATGCGCATAAAAAAGGCATTACGTTGGCACAATCTGCAGAGCGCGATTTTAATAATGTTGTGAATAATATATCAACATCTAGCCATTGGTGTAAGGCGGTAACTATTAAAACAATGAATGCCGAAGGAAAATCAGTAAATCAAAGGCAATTTGTATCACTCGGTGAATCCGAAAATATCTCACCCGATATTAGAGTAAAAGAATCCATGGAGACAAAAGATTTAGAGAATGAATTGGATGGCGGACAACAGATTTTTATTGGATCCGCAGTGGTTCTAGGGCTTTATTTGTTTTATAAGGTGTTGTACAAGCCGACACGGTAATGGTCCTTACTGAAGGTAATCGGCAGAATAATATCAATAACACAGTATGATATTATTTGTAGATAGTTGGTTTACATCTTGAATCGGATATACAATTGGTGGGCAACCAGTGCGCCGAAAAACTGGGCGGCAATGTAGGGGAACAACTCCGTGGAAGGAAGACTTCCACTAGATGTCATCGCCAAAGAAACCGCTGGGTTAAAATGGCCGCCCGATGTATTCTTAGCCAACAAAATGGCTAAAGCGAGGGCCGCACCTGTGGCCAGGGGGTTGCCAATGGCCAAAATCACATAAACAAAAAATGTAGTTCCGAAGAATTCAACTAAATAATTGTACATTATATCCTATTTGTAGATTTTTGCGCGGCGAATATCCTTAGAAGTTCATCTTGATTCTGGAATAGGCCGCGTTGTTGTATCCACCAAACGCCAAATCGTTGAAATTGCGGTTGGTGGCCGATTGGCGCTTGAACTTGATGTAATCCGAACTGTCCGAAACGAACTTGGGGTTACATGAGGCGCCTGTGACGCCAGTGTCGTCGCGATTTGACATCACGCTGCCAATCAATCGGGCATACCCCGGACGAGAGGCCGACTGAGGATTTGGTTCGGAACCATCTACGTAATTTTTGCGGCCGAGGAAATCGCCCAAATTGTTGGCGGCGCGGAACGGAGTCAATACACGGACTTTATTATTGATGACATCATTTACGTTTAGTGCACTCCTGGAACGGACCAACACTCTTCGCATATTGATAACATCGCTATCCTTGTAATTTGTAATAGTTTGTTGTGGCGAATACCCATTGAATGGTCCACCTAAAATATCAAATCTCACTTGGGGCATTGAAATATATATTTATATACGAGAATATTTACACATCACACCAGATGTGTGACGTTGTAAATCTTCACTTATACCGCTCCATTGAAGATATATGCCAAGTGGCATACATATCCAATGGTGTACAGAGGAGAAAAGTATCGTTATATTGTATAATGTCTGATACTCCAGAACCCGGCTCTTTAGGTAGTTCTATAGGCAGTCCAGAATACTTTGAAAATATTAATCCCGACCCCGCGGACTTTATCGCAACATACAAACCGGATTGTATTCAAAAAACCGGCAACTTTGCCTCCTCTGACCCGAGATACTCTTTTGAGTCAGGACCGCATCACCATCGTTTGACGCGCGAAATCCTCTCATCTCTTTCCCCTAAATGTTTGCGAATGATAGAGGAAATTGAGCGTCAAGACGAAGAAGACTACCGCACTTACGGGCGTCTCTTCAAGCACTTCATCTATTCCAGTGTCAAGAGTACGACGAAGTTGGTCGCGACGGCGTTAATGGACATCCACGAGTTACGTCTCGGATATGGCGCCAATTACCTGGGTGACGATGTTGACAAGAAATGGAGCAAAATCCAATTATTAACGACGGCCGAACTGGATGAGAACCGGTATGGCAACCTCTACTTACTCAGTTCCGTCAATGTTTTAGGACAGCCCATCTCGGTCCCTATGCGCAAAGAGATACTCAAACAATTCAATTTGCGCCCCGACAATTCACACGGCGAACTGGCGCGATTCATCGTGATGGACAGCGGATTCAAAGAGGGGATTGATTTGTTTGATATCAAATACGTCCACATATTTGAACCGCAGATGACGGGGGCGGATTTAAAACAGATTATTGGGCGAGGAACACGAATGTGCGGCCAGAAGGGGTTGGATTTCCACCCTACTCGTGGCTGGCCTCTCCACGTGAATATTTATGACAGTGAAATCCCCGAAGAAGTGCGCTTTGGGTTTGAGGATGCGGCGACGGTGTATGATTTGTATATGCGCGCGCTTGGACTGGACGTGAGATTACTTAATTTGGCGACCGATATGGAGCGAATGTACATAGAGGGGGCGGTGGATAGAGACCTGAATGCGGCGGTTCATTCGTTTGCTCTACCTCAGGTGCCGCCTCTAATCGGTGGTGGCGCCCGGTTTGATGACGCAAAATATGCGAACGCATTGAAACAAATGCCGTTGGACCGGCTCGTGGATGTTTTACTAAATCACGATGCCCATATAAAGATGCCAGAGACCCACGAAGGGATGCGCGATTATATTCGTGATAATTATGCGGAAGACTATACGTGGCCGGAGGTTGTGATGGAGAACAAATGTGGGGGTGGGTCTCCTCTAAATAGTGGCATTATCCAAGGAGGTGCTAGACCTCTTAACAGTGGAGGTGCTAGACCTCTTCAATTCACACCCACCCAAGACTTTGTGCGTATGTATATGACCCCCGAACTGGACCGCAAAGGCGTTATGCTCATTCATTCTACCGGCTCCGGCAAAACATGTACGGCCATTGCCACCGCCACAAGTTCGTTTGAGGAACAGGGATACACGATTTTATGGGTCACACGCACGACACTGCGCGCCGATATTTGGAAGAATATGTTTGACCAAGTATGTAACGAATCCATTCGCACGATGGTCCGCCTGGGTGTCCCCATCCCTGCCGACCAAAAAGGCCGAATGCGGCTGTTGTCCAAAGCGTGGTCCATCCGACCGATGTCTTACAAACAGTTCTCTAATATGGTTCTCGGGAAAAACGAGATTTACAAGGCCTTAGTGAAACGCAACGGGGCGGCGGACCCTCTCCGCAAAACCCTGATTATTATTGACGAAGCACACAAGTTGTACGGCGAGGGCGGCCTGTCCGCCATTGAAAAACCCGATATGAACGCCTTCTCGGAAGCATTGATGCGGTCGTATGAAGTAAGTGGGTCCGAATCGGTGCGGCTGCTCATTATGACGGCGACCCCCATCACGACATCCCCGATGGAGTTTGTGAAGTTGCTCAACTTGTGTAAAGAGAGGTTCAATCGGATAGAGGATTCGTTTGAACTCTTTGCCGAAACCTATTTGAACGAAACTGGGATGTTCTCCGCGGAAGGGCGTGCGCGATTCTTGGATGAAATGTCGGGATATGTTAGTTATTTGAACCGTGAGAAAGACGCGCGCACGTTTGCGCAACCCATTGTGCGTCATATTGTCGCGCCGATTCTACATAGCCCACTTTACCGCGATTTTGACCCGCGAATCATGAACGTGTTGTTAAAAACGGATACGGGCGTGCTTGAACAAGAACTCCAGGCGGCAATTGAGCGAAAAAACACGATGTATGAAAACGTGAAGGCGGAATCGTTTGCTTCTATTAAAAGCGTTTGTGAGGAATATGCCGACAATAAATCGTTGCGAACTGCTTGTAACCGGTTTGCGAATGAAGCGATTAAGGAAATCATGGAATACATCAAACAAAAGCGCGAAGAAAACCGCGACGCTGTGAAAGAATTACGCGAGAGGATTGCCGATTTCAAAAGGGAGAAGACCGCGTTGTTGAAAGAAATGCGTGTTCGGATAAAGGCGAAGTTGGGCAAGGCTGACTTTGGGGAAGACTCAGAAGACAGTGAATCGGAAGACGACGACGAAGATGACGAGGAAGTCCTTTCTAAGAAACCCATCCCTGACTTTTCCGATGATTTTAATAAATACAACGAATCCACGTTCAACGCCATTAAAAGCAAATGTAAAGATGCCCCGAAACGCGACGTTTTCAACGCGCATCCAGGAGTTGTTCGCGCAAACGTATTGGTTGTAGAAGGGAGAGAGGCGATAAAGAAAACCGCCAAAATGGTAAAGTCGTTGAATGAGAACTTGAAAGCGGGGGAAAAGGAATTGAGAAACGCGATCCGTGTAGAAAAAGACGTGGCTAAAAAGGCGGCCCTAAGACAACTGCTCGCAATCAAATTGAGCGAAAACAAGTCGGTATTAATAGAGTCGCGCAAGGCCGTTAAATATGAAAACAAAAACATAACCATGAAGATAAAAGATTCCAAAAAAGACATCAAGACGTTAAAACGCGACTTGGAAAAGAAATACAAGGCCCATCAAAAAGATAAATTAAAACAGGAAAAAGAGGCGGAAAAAGATGCTTCTCGACTGAAAGAAGCATCTTCCAAGGTGGAAAAGGGGGTCCGTATATTTACACAACCCGTGGAAATAGAGGATGCCGAGTTGCGCGAAGTTATGAATCGGCAAGTGGATATTTTTATTAGTAAACTGGCAGAACAAAAGGCGCTCGCTGTTCAGAAAAAGCCGCGAAAAACGAGGAAGAACAAGAGTCCGTAATGTAGTTGCGGGGTTGTTGTCAGAGACTTGGGTCTTATTATTGATAAAAATGCGCCTTTCAACGGATTAGATGCGGCTCTCACCTTTCGGATGGTGCCGCATCAACATTAATAAACTCGGTTATTGTATCGTAATCCGCCTTATCCTTGGTTTTACAAACTTCAAGCGTGGTTTTATATGGTGTAATATAGCCGCATGCGAATAGAAACTGACCACTGAATGAATTGTTAGCCAAATGAATACAATATTTGTTTGGGGTTTTTATGATGTCAATGATGTGTAGCTTATTTATAACGCAGCCGGTTAGGTTTATAAAATGTTTCATATCTTATAGAGATTATTTAATTGATTATATATAGTTTTCATAACTACATATACGGGTGTAAACCGACTGACATTTAAGTTCGCACGCTTTGCGTGCGTCTTAATTGATTTATCGGTAACGTTGCCTTTGAACACTAACCGCACTTTGTGCGGTTAATAATGTTCAACGGTGTAAAAAACGGTTTATCAAGTATTGTTATTGTTTTTACATTTTCGCGAAAATGGACAAATAAACATCTATCAATTCGGTACACGCCGTCGCGACATCCTGCATAATATTCGCGACATTTACATTGGTCTTGTATGCAACCTGGATAATACTATAATCATCGTGGGGATGCGCCTTCTTGAATGCGCAAAACGACAGTCGCTTGTCGCCATTGAAATAGCGGTCATACAAGAAGTATTCAATCGCCTTTCCAAGGGTGTAGTCTTCGTGTTCCAAAACGATGTTATAACAATTGTCCATCGTGGTATCACTCGGCTCCACGAGAAACGCACCCGTCTCAATCTTGGTAATCGTGTCTCGCAATTTGCGCTCCATCACTTTACACGCCTTTTTCACTATGTCGGCGTTCTCAAAGACACCCAGTGTGCCGACCACGAAATCAAAGCTGTCTTCCTTGTAATACCTCTGTGCGTCCAGGGCGTAGAAGTCCTTTTTCATGTATTCTATTTCCGCAATGGTGGCGCTTTTGCTCCGTTTCTGGCTTTCCAGCTTGTCCCAGGCATCCGCGGCCTTTTTCACGTCGGGGGTGAAAGCATAGGCGCATTTAGACACTACGTTGAACATTGAGCTGGTCGCCGCCGTGGCAACGGCAAACTCGCACGTGAGCTTGATTTGTTCGCCTGGCATATTTCCAATGGGGGGTCGGAGACGCACGAAGTCAATGTAGGCGCCAGTTTTCGCGTCGGGCGGAAATATCTTCGCGACATCGGTGCGGGGCATCGGTTCGTGGGTTGTCTTGTCCTTGATAACAAATTGTTCGGTGGTGACGTAAATGATGTGGTCCGTCGTATTTGTCACATCCACTTCTAAATAATATTTGCCGGGGAGGTCGGTGCCGTGAATGGGGATACAACTGAGGCGTTGTTTCACGATTTCATTGTGGAGGCGGCCACTATTCACCTCTATCTTACACTGATTCACATCGTTGTTTTCTGTGCGGAAAACCACGGTTTCAATGTCGTTCAAAATGATGCGGCGGATGGCGTTTGCTAAACTGAGATTTACGCCCGAGAGCGTGAAACGGAGCAAGCCAGCCTCTTCAGATACGTTGTCAATAATAGGATTCATTGTTATATATATTGATTCCATTTTCTTCAAGTTCTTTTATTTCAATTTTATGACCCGAAGGGTGATATAAAAGGTATCCAGAAGGTATATATGGACGCATTGAAGTTTCCGATTCGGTATTTGCCCAAGATGTTATCATCCGCGGACAAACAGAAACAAGTTGGTATGCTATTGAAATCCCGGAAACTCTATAAGAAGGGCAAGTACTATACGCGGAAAAAAGTGCCGTCCTATCAACATAAAGAATCCCAGCATTTGGTGAATGCGCGTCGCATCTATGGCGTCCAGAATGTTGTGCCTGGGCCCGAATTGGCGAGGAAAACGGGATGTTCTGTAGAGGCTCTCGCAAAAATAGTGAAAAAAGGCGAAGGTGCGTATTATTCGTCGGGGTCGCGACCGAACCAGAGTCCTCAGTCGTGGGGGTTCGCACGATTGGCCAGTGCCATCACCGCTGGCAAGTCCGCCGCGGTAGATTATGATATAATTCGGGATGGATGTAATCATAAGAAGAAGGCGTATCTTTTAGCGAATCGGTCTAGGAAAAAATACGGACATGGGCATCGCGGGGCGAAACGGATTCAAGTAAAGGTGTAGAGGCTGCTATAGATATGATTCAATCATAAAGCTTTATTGGTCGCTCCTAAGGGTGAAGCTTGATCCAAGGCCATTTGGGCATATCTGCGACCACCTTCTTCCAATCTCCGTGGTTTTTCGTTGAATCTGGGTAACTGTATTCCGCACGGACGTGCGGAATAAGCACTTTGGAAAATGCGGGCGCATTTTCCGAATATCCCGCCTTCCGAAATACGCGACCGCAACTGGACCCCATAATCCCTTCAAACGACATGGTTTGCGCCATGGCCGAATCAGTCACCTTGCCATCCGTGGCTCCCGACGGCGAAAACTCATCGCCCTCTTCGCATTCGCGGTGCTTACATATGGTTCTCAGCCCTTTGCGGACACGGTTTTCTTCTACATCGTAGTGGTCAGCGATTATCCGTTTTGCGTCATTCAAAGTTAGCTTCGGCTCATTCAACAAATGTTCCAGGCGTATATTCCTCGCACCCGATGATACGCGGGGGTCTTCAAAATCAGTGTTTGTGGTTTCCAGCGCCCGCAGTTCCGGCGAAAACGGACTATTCATCCCGTAGAAAACCCCGTCGGTTGTCCTTTTTACATCTTGTTGATAGAGGCCCTGTTCAAATCGCATAATTTCATTGGTCCGAATGTCGCCGAACAACCACGAACACGCGTAATCACCCGCGTTTCGGTCGTTCATAATTGCCACGTAGTCGTCCAGCGTGCGCCCTTGCTCCATCGCTTTGCGGATGCGGAGAAAATAAGGCACTCCTGCGGCGAAGTCCGGAATATAATTGATATCGGCGATGGTCGTTTCACACCCGACAATACCACATTGAGTGATGAACCAGTCGGCGGAGCTGCTGATTAAGCCGGGCGCGGCCTGCATCATAAATGCGGATTCGGAGTCTTCCGGATACACATAGAGGGCAATATTACTGATAAACCCACTGGCGAAATGCGTGTGTGTATTGTGCGCCATAATGATTTTGCCATCGTGTGTTGCCGAACCGGTCGCGATAAACGCGCTACACCTCTCATCGGTGTCGTCTTTTTTGTCGTTGTTTATTTTTTGATACACTTCGGTCATTGACAAATAAGCATTCCAACCAACCAAGACGTCGTAACTCACTTTTTTGGAACGGGACCGTTTTTGATACCCGGCGCAAATACCGCGCAACTCTTGTTCTATAAATCCCCATTCGGGGTTTTCTAAATGGGGGTGTATAGAGGCTTTACACCTGGCTAAATATTCGGCGAAAGTGGTTTTGTAATAGGTTTTTACCAGGTATTTGAGGATTGGATACAGCGTGTCCAATTCTTTGTACAACAAATATCCGTGGGCGAATCCTCGGTCAAATGGCGCGCCATAAATGGACACGGTGATCCATCCATTGCCGCGACTTATTGTGCCATTGACTTTTGTGGATTTTTGCGAGCCGCGTGACGTAGGTCGTTTCCGACGAGTCGTCATAAATATAAGATAAAATGAGTTATATTTATGATGATCTGGTTTTTACTTCGTTTATGCGATGAACATCATCGCAATCATTAAAAACATAATCACAAAAGGCAACAATACTAAGAACCAAGACAAACTCGGCACTCCTGCCTGGCAAATCAAATTGAGAATCCACGTCCACAATAACACATAGGCAAGCTTGATTAGAAAAAGCAAGAAGGTACTGCTCACTTCGCAACTATATTCGCCTAAACAATACGTGTTTGTGTTTCCGTAGTTTTGTATGGCCATCATCGCCAGGGCAATGATAGAAATGATAAAATAGAGGTAGGCGGGCGTACATAGATTTTTCAGGGAAAATGCCATTATATTTTCAATGGAGAAAACATAATGATGTTATAAGTAGGCGAAGTCGCCTATACATGTGCTGGAACTTGTGTATTGGTTTGAATGGATAGGGGACTATTAAACATTTGTGAGGTAGTGGCTTGATGAACCGCATTTTCCACGGCGGAGTAGCTTAACGCACCACCACGTTTGTAATATTTGCGTGAATGGCGATGCTTGCCTCCTTTTCCCTTGTATAGAGTTTCGGTTTTATAACCACCGGTACCCTTGTAGTCGGTACCCTTACCACCGGTTTGTACAGTTCCCTTATCCATCGCGATCATCCGTTGCGGGTCCACTTGTAAATTGTTGTAATTATACATCTTGTGTAAATCTCCGCCCCGCTGTTTTACGCTCCGACTACGAGTTTTACGCCGTTGTCTTGCTGTTATATTATTTGAACTCCGCTTGGCACAACCTCTTTGTACAACTTTCTTGTTATTGGCCATTATATATTGTTCTGCCGAAAAAAACGACGTATAACGATAGATCTTCGTTTCTATCAATCTATTCAATATCCACGTGCGTCAAGAAATGACGACGGCAACATGGGTCAAATAACCCTAAATCATCCAGGACTTCTCCCTCGGCCGTCTTTGCCGTACTGTCCTTGGTCAAATAGACCGTCTTCTGAATACTGCCAGAATCTTCCCCCGACCCCATTTTGTCTAGCTTTTTCTTTCGCACCTGTTCCAAATAATATCTATATTTGTTGGCAAGGACCTTGCCACAAGTTACGCATTTTACAGGAATAATCATTTTATAAAGTAGTGTAATATATTTGTGTTTTCTATTTATATTGGTTTTGGATTCAATTTTTTGAGGTTGAACCTTAAGGTTCAACCCCAAGAAACACCGCATCGTAAAAACGTACCGTTTTTTCTCTGCGCAATTTTTTGGCTATATAAACCCGAAGGGTTTATATAGCCAAATAACACCTTACCGATGAATCACTGCGTGTTTCATCAGTAAGCAATTTTTTGGATGCCCTCCCTCCGGGAGGGCATACAACAAACACCTTACCACGAAAACGTGTCGTTTTTGCGTTAAGCAATTTTTTGAGGTTGAACCTTAAGGTTCAATCCCAAGAAACACCCTATACAATTTACGATTCAACCGTACCGATTGAATCGTAAATTGTATACGCAATTTTTTGAGTAGGGCCCCCTACTTGGTCCGAGACATTGTCCGCGCTGCTTTTGCCATGATATTTGCTACACTATTATTGCGCAAGTGTATTTCTTGGTTGTACACAGACGTCGTTGTGTGTTTTATAGAAACGTATCCGCGATGGGTCTCAAACAGTTCGCAGAGTGGTTTAATCAAATCCTGATTCTTCACGGGGGCGCCATTCGTCTTTTTCCAGCCGTTTTTGCGCCAAACGGGTGAATAATCATAGAGCGAATTGACAACATAGGTTGAATCTGTGTAGATGATACAAGGGATGCCTTTCATCTTGTCTTTGTATATCATCAACGCATCTTTGACTGCCAACAATTCAGACCGATGGTTTGTTATCAAGCCGGTGGAAACGGGTTCGCATACGGTTGGGTGCTCCGCACCCGGGAAATACAAGGCATAACCGCCCGACTCTACCGGGGTCGCATTGTTATAACACGACCCACCTGCGTAGATTTCAACGGGGCTTCGCGCGATTGATCGTGAGAGACTTCTGATGTAGGAACGAGTAAATAGCATTTTTGGGATTATGTTTTTGCTGACACCAATGTAGGCATTTTGTGTTCAGTTTCTTGGGGTTGAACCTTAAGGTTCAATCTCAAAAAATTGCGCAGAGAAAAAACGGCACGTTTTTTTGATGCGGTGTTATTTTGATGTTATCCATCCCTACGGGATGGAGGACATCTAAAAAATTGATTTTAAAAAAGTTATAGAAGCATTTGTATAAATAAATTACAACTTTATAAAAATGGCGCACGATCTTGACAAAGCAAAAAAAATATTCGATGGTCTCCAAACGGACATTCAAATCCATTTCATGAAAGAATACATAGAACCCCAGCTCAGAGGCGACGAACTCATCCGGGATTTTCATAAAATTCTGGAATCCGAGGAATGTCAGCGATTGAATTGCACTGAACTCATTGAGCCTTTACGGAAAATTGTGGCGCACCCAGCCGCACTTGAGAAGATGTGTACTCAAAATACTCTTGGATTCCGAGGAGTATATAGACAGCATTTCATCCAAGGCCGAAACACCTTTCGTCGCGTCTCGTGTCCCTATACGAGTATGTGTATGGAGCTGGTTATGATGAAGTGGCACTAAGGCCCACTCCTGAAGGAAGGAGTCTTGTGGCCGACTTAACGTCTTGTGAATAGCGCATCAAACTCACTATAACCATGGAGAGTAAAATCCGGCAATTCATATCCAAATCGGTTACTACACGCATATTTGAACCCGTTTTTTTCCAAATAGTCCTTTAATTCGGCAAAAGTGCTTCCTCCTACATACGTGCTTTCAACCGAGCATTCGGTAATGATGTATTTGACCGTGTCAAGTCGGGAACTCATACTCTGGATAGCGTTCAACTCATAGCCCTGTAAATCAATACACAACATATCTACTCGTTGAATATTGTTTTTTTCCATAAATGTATCTAGCCGGATACCATCCACCACGATTTCGGTCTGCGGACTCGCGCGTTTGTAATCGGGGTCGTCTTTCTCGCGGTTATCAAAATTGATTTTCAGAAGCGATGATGCGCCCATATTGTCATATTGGGCCAGGTCAAACGGGTAAAATGACAGAGGTCCGTCCGTTAATGAAACCGCGTTCTTCACGAGAACGATGTTGGTGTTGTTGAATGTTTCCATGACGGAATCGCATACTTCCAAACAATCGGGGTTACATTCAAATGCGTATACGAGGCATCCGTAGTAATCTTGGAGTTTGTGTGCATCCAACAAATCCCGCGACCCGAGTTCAAATATCGTTTGGACGGCCGACTTGTCAATGTTTTCTAGGAAAATCGGTTCTAAATAACTCATATGATGAGTTATATAACGTAATATTTATATCATTATTATGCTGTGTACAATAAGAAAAATGTAAAAAGGTTTAAAACGGTCCATACAATATACTTTATGAAACACGAAACAATTATTCTTGGTGCTGGTATTTCTGGATTGACTATCGCCGCTGGATTGGATACCCCCGATTTTTTGATTTTAGAGGCGCGCGACCGCATCGGCGGGCGCGTAAGCACGAATTGTGACACGCATTTGGATATGGGGGCCGCGTGGATTCACGGGTCTGAAAACAATCCACTGAATAAATATTTGGACTACGACCGCGATATGATTCGGGTCGCGCCCCAGAACCCGTGGCTACATTCGGAAGACACCTGGATACAGTATTTGACGAACACCGGCGAATTGAGCGAGCCCAAGAGGCAGGAATTGGCGGCAAAATGGCGCGAAATGGTGGAGGCGCTTGCGAAAGTAACCGGGAAAACGATAGCCCAGGCATATGCGGAAAATATTCCCTTTAGGGAGCATTCCAATCAGTCTCATATAAAGTCGTTCCTTTATTTGATGGAAGTATGGTGTGGCGGAAGTGTAGCGAACATTCCGACATCCTATTTATGTGGGAGTCCAGGTGATTATCCAGGTTCTCATTGTCTTTTCAAGCAGGGGGCATCTACATTGGTGGATGCGATTGTTGCCGGCGCGAATCACGACATTCTTGGACGTGTCCGCATCAATCACGTGGTTACCGACATTGTGTATGACAAAAAAGGCATATCGGTAGTCGTTGCTAATGGGTCTCGTTATTTATGTGACCGCTTGTGTATCACTTTGCCGCCAGGACCTCTCCTCAACATTCGGTTTTCGCCGCCGCTCTCGGATGAACGTGTCGCCGCCATATCGCAAATCCGGATGGGGTCCTACAAGAAAATCCAAATGGTGTTTGATTCTGTGTTTTGGAATGACGCGCCAATGTTTCTCATATGCGACCAAGATAAATACACGCTTTGGAATAATTATATGTGCTCTAAGAATAAACCGGTGATAGAGGCGGTATGTCCCGCCGAGATTGGTTGGGCATTGGCGGGGCAGAGCGACGACAAAATCATTGACGCGATGATGACTAATTTGCGCACATTCTATCCTCTGGCACCCGACCCCGTCTCTTGACACGTGACCCGGTGGGAGGAGGACGTGTTTAGTCAGGGTGCGTACTCTTACCAGTGCGATGATTGTGACGTGGTTTCTGCGCCCATTGACGGGCGGCTCTTTTTCGCGGGAGAACATACGGACCCTGTGTATTATGGGTCGTTACATGCGGCCTACAATAGTGGATGCCGAGTATTGAAAGAGATGTTGATACTCCCTCTAATCTGTTGAAAAAGGCTCCCTTTTGGGAGTTGTTCCCGAACGCTAATCTTCCTAAGGGAGATTAGCTGTGCGTAAATATTATCCTTTCCGCGTTCTCCTATTTTTGCGGGGTTTTCGGCGATACACGGTCGTTGTTTTGCCTTTTACCTTCTTTGACAGTTTTTCGCCGACGCAAAAAGTTTTCCCAGCCACTTTGTATAAAGTTCCACCGCACGGTTTTTTCATTCTATAGTATATTTGTATACTATAAAATATTTTGTTTGATTACGGGCAGTTGCCATAACACTTGCCTTGGTAATAGTAGAAGTCGCGGTTCATCAAGTTGTAGTCGGTGTAATTCGCGACATTCTTGGGGCCGTTTTCGCTGCCAGCCACGCACTTTTGCCCTCCAAGCAGGACACAACAACTCGTGGAGGCGCACGCGTTCAAATCCTGGGCCGCGCATTTCTCCTCTATCTTCGTCGTGTTTCCGGCAAATTGAGTACAAAACCCGCCCAGCTGGCTCGCCGTATTGATGACTGGCGTGAGCTGGGATTCACGCGTGGTTCGGCTCAAATACACACTGTCCTCGTAATTGGGGACGTAATTGGAAGCGCCGAACTTGTATGCGCCGGGGACATAATAGAGGATGGGGGATTTGTTGGATTCGGTATTCACTTCAATCAGCTTGCCCTCGTCGTCAAACATCCAGTATTTGCCGAGATTCGGGTCGTCCGTTTTGCCTGCGGTGGGGTCGCGATATACCCGGTCGGTATCGCGAGCATTGTATGAAATGTCGGTCATTGAATATTTTTCGGGCGTGTAATTGGGATTGTATTTGAGAGGCGTGTGTTTCCCGGCTTCTGGGTTCCACGCTGGGTCCGATTGGATCGCAGCCTCAGTCATCGGGATTGTTGTTGTGTCAGTTGTAATCATCATCGTCGTCTCAGGGACCTCGGGGGCGCGAAAAACCAGCTTGGTGTATTTTTTAGTGATTTCCGCAAAATTAATGTCGGGGTCAGTATCGTAATTAATGGACCCGGGATTCACGCGGTCATAAAACATATCTTTAAGGTCGGCTACATATTCATTCGGCAACGTTTTTTGGTAATATATCACGTTGTAATAGATTTCGGGTCCAGTTGCGACATCCTTTTTAAAATAATATCGTGTTGAACCACTTATAAACTCACCTTCCACTTTATTTCTTCCAGAGCTTCTGTGATTATATATAGTGTTTTGGCTAGCATCATCCGTGACTCGGGTATTCACATCCGAAGTACTTATGGTGTATACCTTATTTTTGTTAATGAGGTTGGTACCATCACTGTAAAAGACAAAATAACGTTTTCCGTCGATATACTCGTATTTTCTCCAAATATTTATTTTTGCTGCTTTAGCCAATACTAATGAAGGTTGTGTGTCCAATTTTTTATAAACTTGTATCTTGTAAAACCCGGAAGCCGGTGGGATTTTATCAAGACCATAATCTGGACTTCCTCCTTGATATTCTGCGCCAGGGATATTGAGATAGGGAGGGGCGATCGCGTCGGCGTCAGTGAGCCCACCAGTTGAACCTTGAATTGCGGCCTCTGTCCTACCTATCAATTTGGTGAAGTCCGTGGGATCACGCCGATACCCATAAGGCACAGCCTTTCGTTTCCAAATGGGCGCGTTTATTGTCCCTACATTGATGGCGTAGAATCCGGAGCCTGGATCCATTGGATCTAGAGGGGTATCTTTGGTCTTTGCTCCTTGATCTCCACCCGCACCATAAGTGGCGGTTGGTATGTTTGAAATCTCATTTCCAAAGGCTTCGGTTGTAGTGCCATCGCTAAATAACAAAAATACCATGATGGTTGTTAACATCAGTATTAATAAAAAAATCATGTGAAGTCGCGTTTCCCCGTTCATGGATTCCGTTTATATATGGGGCGATATTTTTGGTCGTGAAGGGACCCCGTAGGGAGGCTCTCGTAGAGAGCCTTGTGGTCGCCACCAAAGGTGGCTTTGCGGTCGGCTCTCTACGATAGCCTTAAAAAATTGAAATGTTTATTTTAATTTATTCAAAAAGTATTAATTAACGACCTCTATGTAAAAAATGACCGAAACTCACCGCAACCAAATCGCTCAACTAAAACGCAAAATCGCGTCACAGGAAGTTTTGTTGCGTCAATGTATGAAATACATCCAATCCATTTCACCAAAGGGTATCATATCTATCAAGGAAATTGCTACCAAGGACGAGATTACTAAACCGCCGATTTGTTTTGGAACCTATCCAATTGTTACCGATGGCCATCTTAAAACGGTGGAAATGAGAGGCGACTACGATTGCCAGACAATCATCTTGAAAAACACCGAAACAAATGAGTTCACCTTGGACATTGATGCCCTAGAAAAAATGACCGAATTACGGGAAATCCGATTCCAATTCATCCAAAAATATGTGCCCGGGGTAAATACCGCTATACATTTAGTGAAAACGGGACTCGCCGTCAACTATTATACCTTCATTGTGTGGTGTTCTAAGCACCGAATCCGCCTCTCTATGACTATCGGCGGCCGCCCCGTTACCGTGGACTGGAAAGCGGTTTTCTTCTAAGCAATTTTGGTATTTGCTTATACTATAAATGTCGTTACACCAATATGTCCAACAAATCAATACGGTTCCCCCTCTAAATAAATATTCCGCCGAATCGGTGCGGCTCCTAAAAACCATCTACGAACAAGCATTGGCGGCCTCACAAGTCCTTCCTAATTATTCTGTGGATGAAACCTTTAGCCGCGAGTTCAAGAGAGGCACGATGTATAATAGCGTTGACCACGTCGTAAAAACGCATATGGAATCTGCGAACAGCTACTCTGTCAATGTCGTTCTCAACGTGGGTGAACGCACATATCGCCTGTTTTTTGTTTTCCCAATGAAACGCGACACCATTACGGCCGCCATCCGGCGCAAATACCGCGCCGAAGTGGATGACTTCGTGGTTCGCGCCCATATCTGGTTGTCCGTTGCCTCTCATTACGCCAGCACCCAATGTTCCAAAACCGTGGATGTTTACTTGTACATGACGGAACTCAAAAAGACGTTGCCGGTCAAATGCGACGATATCCTGGACACAATTCACGCCAACACCGCATTCACCACTTCGTGCCAGGAAACCACGGAGATTATATTGTACAGAAGAGAGGAAATATCAAAAGTGTTTATCCACGAATCGTTCCACAATCTGGGGTTAGACTTCTCCGCTTTCGCGGATGCCGCCGAGAAGGCGAAAGTGGCAGTACAGTCCGTTTTCCCCGTGTCGTCGCGACTCTGTGTCTACGAAACCTATTGCGAGATGTGGGCGGAAATCGTGAATGTGGTGATTGAAGATGTTGTCGCGCATCCGCGCAGGCGCGGCTTTGAAACGGCGTGGCCGGCCATTGCCAAGGCCATCAATATGGAGAGGCGATTCACGATGTTTCAGGTTGCGAAAGTCCTTACACATAATGATATGAATTACGATGATTTGACGGTCGTCGGAAACAAGTATCGTGAAAAAACGGAGATCTTCTGTTATTACGTATTGAAATCCATTCTGATGTTTCATTGTGACGCCTTTTTGTCGTGGTGTGCGAAAAATAACCCCAAATCGGGGCTCCAATTTGCCGCGACCAATGCTGAAAAATATGTGAAAGATTTAGTCATTGGATATCATAAGAAGCCGGAGTATTTGATGGCACTTAACAAAACACACGAGCATTTTGTGAAGAACCGGGCGAGGATGCCGGTACTGATTCGCAATACGATGCGGATGACAGCAATGTCCGCCGAATGACGGCTTTAACTTCCGAATGACGGTTTTAACGAATGACGCGGACACTTTGGGTTGTGGTGTCCTTGTATTTGATGTCATGATTGGGTTCCATTTCAAGCATCTGGACATACTTTGTCCAAGTTGCGTTGACGACGGGATCCTCTACACCATTCATAATAATCGTGGTTCCTGGTTTCGCAATGCGCATTGCGATAAGAATTGCCTTTTCCAGGTTGGCGCGCTCATCAATGACAATGGTGTCGTATTTGCGCTTTTCGGCAATTACCAGCTCGTGTCCAGTGATTTCGGTGCGGGCATTGATGCGATGTGAGGCTAAAACACAAGATGGTTCAACGGACTCAATAATTCTCACTTGGACAGAAGGGTTGTTGTTGATGGCAATTGCTGCGGGGATGGCAGTGTCGCCGCCGATGAAACAAATATCAAAACTTGAAATGGAGGCGGCAAACAAGTTGCGGCGCTTGGTTGATTCGTCAAATACGTAGCTGGGATTTGTGGATCGGATGAAAGATAATAGATCGGCCTCGTTGATTGTATCGGTTTTATAACCTTCGGTTAAGGGTTCCGCCGAACCTTCGGTTAAGGGTTCCTCTACAAGTTGAGGCTCCTCTACAATGACTTGAGGCTCTTCTATGCCACGCGTGTCTTCTATGCCACGCGTACCTTCTACGAAGGCAATCGTGATTGCGTCTTCATTTGAAGGATGAACATACTTGGATTTGAACTCCGCAAACAAATCTAGCTTGATTTGCGCATGGCCGGGACATCCCGCAAAATGGACCGCGACAAGCCCCCTTTTCGCCGCATCTTCCGGTGTCGGGCGACTCTGAATCAAACTCTTGTAATCATTTTTATTCACCATCTGATTGTTTATCAAGAACACATTGAAAAATGGCTGGTCATAGAATAGCAACTTGTTTTGGTACATATCCAAATAAAACGCCTGCTTAATCTTGGAAAACATCTTTTTAATCTCGGGCAGATTCTTGAACCCAAGGCACGATACGGAGATCCCCTCTTGGTCGGCACAATTTGGGTCGTTCTTTAAGAAAAGCGAGCGTCCCCAGTAATTGCCCTCATACAAAACGTTGCCTTCGCCACTGGCATAAACGACGTCCTCTACGATGGCCTCAAATAGAGGTGTGGGGTCGCGCAAGAATATTGTGTCGGCATCAATGTAGACGATTTTCTCATATTGGGCGATTTCGGGGTAGTCAAAGATATCCACCTTGGAAATGCGCGACTGATTCATCGTTTTTACGAAGTTCTTCTCAAAGAACTTGACGGGTCTTCCGCCCATCTGGGCCTCAATTTGGGCGCGATAATCGGTGTTGGTATAGACCATAAAGTCAATGTTGGCGTTGGGATTCACATCGTAGAAACTCTTGAGCATATTTACTACGATGTCAACATATTGCTTTTGGTGGAAGCACGCGGTGTATAACAAATATGGGGACGACATATGATATTTGTTATATGTTGGTTTTATGTTGTTTTGTGCGTTTTTATTCTATGGACGCCGCGTAGCGGCGTCACCCCCTCTTTTTACACGAAATGTGCGGCGAATTGCGCGGTCAGTACGACTGGGATTCGCGACTTTATATTCGGCAATTTTTAGGTTCGCTGTCATTTCTTCGCGACGTTTATTGTTTTCATTTGCGAGCTTTGCTGCGTTTATGAGTGCGTTCCAATCCGCAACTGTTGGATGGTCGTCGTTTGATATGTATTGATTGTTTGGGTTTCCAATGTCATATATACATGAATCTTCATCGGAGGAATCTTCATCGGAGGAATCTTCATCGGATGAATATTCAGCCATAGACTTGATAAGCTCGTCAAATTCATCATCTTCATATATTTCTAAAATGAGGTTGTCTTTGTACATTCTCTATATGATTATTTAACTAATTATTTCTTACGATGAACCGTCGGATGTTTAATTTGCTTTATGGACCTACGACTTTTAGTTTTATAGTTTCTACCTCCGCGTGGTGTTCTCCTGTCTCGTTGAATTGTACTTGTAATAATACGAGGAGGCGGTAAAATAATAGTGGGTGGCATTGTTTGTTTTTTGTCTTCTTGATTTTTTATTTCTTCTTTACGATTTTGATCTTCTTCTTCGTTAAATATTTGTGCGTTTTTTTTAAGTTCGTCATAATTTGTATTATCATCTAAACTTGGGACTTTGCGTATTGTTCTCCTACTAGATTCACGATCAACTGCGAGCCATGGATTTTCTTTCGGTTCACTTATACATCCGCTTCCGCAATTGCCTCCGCCTCTCCTCTTCTTGCTACTATTTTGTTTCTTGCTACGAGTCCGCTTTGGCTTAGTCATTCTATATACCCACCCCCGAAAAAATTGATTGTCTGCGCCCAATAATATAGAATAATAACACCTACTAAATCACCTAATGGGAATCAAACATCTAAATCGGGTATTTAATCAAAAATGCAATGACCGCGCTATTTACAAAATCCACCTAAAACAGTTATCTGGGGAAAAAATCGCCGTGGATGCCAGCATCTATTTGTATCGCTTTCTCGGCGACGAAAAACTCGCCGAACAAATCTATTTGATGGCCAGCATTTTCCGCAAATACAACATCGCCCCCGTATTCGTATTTGACGGCGCCGCACCCCCCGAAAAGAAAGACGTGCTGAATGAACGCAAAGAGGGCAAGCGCAAAGCCGAGGAGCGTTATTTACAGATGAAGGCCAACATTGAAAAGAACGCACTAGAGTCCGACGAAAAATACGAGGCCGAGCTTGAAATGGAACAGCTCAAGAAACAGTTCATTTATATCAAGGACAGCGACATCAAGCGCGTCAAACAATTGCTGGACGTTTGCGGGATTTCGTGGGTTGTCGCCCGGGGTGAAGCCGACGAGCATTGTGCGCATTTGATACACACCGGACAAGTCTACGCATGTTTGAGCGAAGACATGGATATGTTCGCATACGGCTGTTGCCGCATTTTGCGGCATTTCAGTATGGTGAAGCACAGTGTGCTTATGTACGATTTGCCCGAGATTTTGCGGCAGCTGGGGCTCAATTTGCGCGAGTTTAGACAAATCTTGGTTTTATCCGGCACGGATTACAATAAAGATGACGCAGCCAGTTTGTTTGAGGTCATGAAGTGGTTTGATGCGTATAAGGCGGACACCCGGATGATGGAGGAAGACGTCGCGTTTTATGACTGGGTAAAAGGAATCCAGCCGGAACAAGCCCGCAAAATATACGGGATGTTTGTGTTGAAGGACAAAGCGGTCGTGGCGCAAAGCGCCAATTATGAAGGGACTATCAAGAACCGCGACATAGACCGCGACCAACTTATCAAAGTCTTGGCGAAGGATGGGTTTCTATTCTTAACAAAATAATCACAGAGGATGTAATAATTGGAAATATAATAAACACAAGATTGTTATATTTATAAGTAAATGTTTGATCCATCTCTCCTAGATTTAGTAGAACAAAATATTATTTTTATTGGCGAAACGGTGGTCGCCGAATATATGGAAGATACCAAAACCACTTGGTCCAAGGGTGGATATTGGCTCGGGGGGCAGGTCAAACTGATGCCGACCGACAAAATCACGGATGAATTGATTGAGAGAGTCAAACAGATCTATGTGGAAAAGTCGGATTATGGACCGGCGAATAGTTGGGAAATGGGGAGTATTTGGCGCTGCCAACGGCAATTCGCGGAGATAGAGGTGGTCGTGAAAAGGTATCGCGAAGTGATGCGGCAACGCGTATTGGCAGAATTGGCAAAAACGCCATTACCCACGGATGTGAATGGAATCATTGTTTCAATGTGCGGATGATATGAATATTATATTTTATACACGGTTCAAACGTTGATGTTTGTATATAATTCATTAAACTTTTCTAAAAAAAATGAATTATTTCCCAAATGAACGGTTGTATCGGATAATTCGTGTTTTAATGTACCGTCTGGTCTTTTGTAATAAGAATATGGATTAAAATAAATATAATTATTATGAATTGATAAATCTTCTAATAATTTATTGACTTTATCCGTATATCTAACTCTATCTTCATCCGTTCCTACAAATGGAAACTCGTGTGTTATTATTCCATGTAATGTTTCATAATCCGATTTTTTAGTTGGTGGTATAATGCCAACTATTATTATTTTTGCGTCTATATTCATAGTATTATTTTTTATTGTTTTAAAATAATTATTTACCAACTCATTAATTACAATGTCTTCATCTATGCCCAAGTTTATTTGTCTTTGTATATGACATCTACAATCTACTTCACCGTATGATAAAATAATTATATCATCTTTTTGTATGCTATATTTATTGAAGTTTATAATTATATTATCTCTGCCGATGCGAAACATTGTTATAGAATTACAGTGTAAATCGGTATAATCTAGTTTTAAATTCTTAAAACTGATACCGGCGTGACTATCTCCATACAAATATATCATATATACTAATAAAAATAAAATAACCCTATATCATTACAAAGAATAAATAAAAATCTATATATCAAAAACGGTGACAATCCTGAGAGGATTACTGATGCTTCTTGTTTCACCGGCGACGCGTTTTTTTACCAATTGCTTTTTTAGATTTGACACTTTTTCTCATTCCTCCTTTTTTGTACGGATCTGTATAAAAACAAGTTGTGTCCATTTGATTACAAGTAAACCCGACATGTTCATAAAATGCTCTACTAGTATGAGTAGAGTTCAATATAATTTTGGCATCATCCATAATATCCCCATTATCTATACCAGAAGCAAATAGTGATTTTATTACAGACATCAGTTTTTTTCCATAACCGGATTCTCTACTGCAAAATGTTAATAAGTATAGGTTTTTAATTCTCCACGAAGAGTCTGTCTCATCCGATGCGTCGTTATCCGATGCGTCGTCATCCGATAAGTTGTCTAGAAAAGAATCTTCCGATGTGTAATATTCAAACCCAATCGTAGTTGCGGCTTTAATAATACCATTTATTTCAATGTATAATATAATATTATTGCCAGTTTGCATTTTTAAATTATTAGCTAAGCCTCTATCGGTTTTACATATACCATTCAACCGATTGATATCTCCAATTCTACTTTCATAAAAACCATTTGCTCGTAAACTATTGTTAATGAAGCTTCTTTTTATCTCGGCATCTTCTGGATATTCGGCGTCGTCTATAAAATGATCCGGGAGCTGATAATAATACATATCCTGAGTGAAACCAAAGATTACGGGTGACTTGTTTTTGGTTTTTGTGCGGACAGCTGTTTTTCTGCCCATTGATTTTTGTCTTTTATAAACAAGCGAACCGCGATTTGGGTCCTTATATTTTTGTTTTACCATTTGTATATAATAAATGCTATAATTTTATTATATAAGTTGATTCGCTAAATGGGTATAGAGGATTAACGTCGCTTCTTGTGACTCTTTTTGTTGCGCCTGCGTCGGGTTTTTTGTTGTCGGTGTTTGGTTCGCTTGCCACCATTTTTACTAGGATGTCCATATTTCTTGTATGTTTCTTCAACTTCGGCTAATAGCGCATCTATGTCAATTTCACTGTCTAATTCTTTATTAATGAATTGTTTATACGCGTTTTCATCATGAATATCTATTAAAATTATATCACCCATGTATATTTTATCCAAAATATCAAATAGTGTTTTAAAAAGTTTATTATAAAATACAGTTTTTTCATTAGTTTCTAGATTTATATCTTGGTAAGGCTTCATATTTTTTAGCTTGGCAGTAATATGTTTAATAAAACTTTTAATTACAAAATCTGTGTCGTTATTAAGCTTTTCACGAATCAACGGTTTAACCCGTTCTACCATTTGGAAATATTCATTATTTTCAGTAATGCAATTGGCAATTCATCTTCTTCACTCGCCATCTCTATACAATCTACCCTGAAAATAAATATTTGAAACGCATATAAACCCAGCGCCTCTATTACTCTAGATGTCAAAAGCAAAAAAGAATCCGATGGCGGCACTTGTTGCTTCCATTCGGTCCGCCGATGTTCGGTCTGCCGATGCACCTTCCGGCAACCAAAATATATACGATAAGTATTTGGAATACACCCGGCAATACAAAGAACAATATGGGCCCAGAACGATTGTCCTCATGATGGTCGGGTCGTTCTTTGAAGTCTATGGGTTAAAAGACGCAGACACGGTTACCGGCAGTGATATTCTAGAGTTCGCCAAGATTTGCCAGATGAATATCAGCGAAAAAAAGAAGGTCAGTGTCGGTGGCAAAACCGTGTTAATGGCCGGATTCCCCGAATACACGCTGGACCGCTACTTAAATATCCTCAGTGATGCCGGATATACCAGCGTCGTTTTCGTTCAGGATGAAGAAAACAGCGTCCAAGGCGACAAGAAGAAGCACCGGCTCCACTCCATTCACTCGGCTGGGACCTATATGGCTTACGAAACGGAACAACCAAAGCTATCCAACAATATTATGTGTGTTTGGCTAAAAACCTTCAACTCGGTATACAAAAAACGCCCGCAAATCGTTTATGGAATCGCCGTAATCAATATTTTCACCGGCAAGTCGTCCATTTTTGAACACACGACGACCTTTGAGAACGCGCCCTCCACATTTGACGAACTGGAACGCAATGTCAGCATCTATGCGCCCTGCGAAGTCATCTTTCTATACGATTTCGAGTCTTTTCTCGTAACTCCGGGTCCCGGACCGAAGACCTCTGGTCCAGCCACCTCTATCGCCGCCTCTATCAAATCCTTCTGCGGGCTCCAGTGCGATTCTATCCACGACGTCTACGTCGGCGAAAGTGTCAAGGCCGCCAACTGCCAGCGACAACAATACGTGGTTCAAATCCTGGAAACCTTCTTCGGCTCCGACAGTTACAACATTTGCGACGACTTTTCCAGGTATCAAATCGCCACCCAGGCCCTCTGTTATTTGCTCAATTTCGTCCAGGAACACAACCCCAATCTCGTGAAGAAAATCGCGCTCCCTGCGTTTTCCAATACGGGGACCAACGCCGTCTTGGCCAACCACACCTTGAAACAACTCAATATCATAGAGGACCATTCTGCCGACAGCATTCGCAGCGGGCGCCTCTCGTCCGTCCTCAATTTCTTGAATCGCGCGACCACCTCTATCGGCAAGCGGCGTATCAAAGAGATTCTCACATGTCCCGTGTTTGATGCCCAGTGGCTCAATGCCGAATATGCCATCACGGCACATATGCTGGAACCGGACAATTACCATTATATGGAGTTGTTCAAGAGCCAATTGTCACGCGTGATGGACCTGGAACGTGCGATGCGGCAAATTATGGTGCGCCGTATTGCGCCGGCCACGATTTGGCGCATCCACGAGTCCGCCGTGATTATTCAACAGGTCCACATCTGTTTGGCCGAGCAACCGCGGCTCCTGGAGTACTTGGCGCATTCTGCCGAAATAGAGGCGTGCTGTCGCATTGTCACCGACAATATCGGGCGCGTTTTGGACCTGGACCTCTGTAAAAACATCAACGGTGCGTCATTCAGCGAACACATCGTGCGACCGGGAATCAACGCCGAGTTGGACGCGATGATGGCCGAATATCGGGCCGCGACCGACACGCTGGACGCCATACACCGATTCTTCAATATGATTATGCAGTCCTCGGCCACGGGGCAAGACGGCACCGACTACGTGAAGATAAACACGACCGAGAAGTCGGGGTCCTCTATCCAGATCACCAAGACTCGTGGCAAGTTGTTGAAACAATTGTTGGACCGGGGGGATTACAAAGTGGCGCCGTGTTTTCGCGGAATCATGACGGTGACCGCGCCCGGCCATGTGGTGTTCAGCGGGACCGAGATAAAGTTCGCGGACCTTAAGTTCAAGGCGGCGACGACGGCCAATGACGAAATCTCGTTTGACCAATTGACGCGGATTACGGGGCAAATCTTACGGCTGGAAAACGCGATCCAAGAGAAGACCGCCGTCCTCTATGCCGAGTTTGTTGTGAATACGCTGGAACCCATTTGTTGCGAGCCGTTGGAGAAAATGGCGGAGTATGTGATGATGGCGGATGTCCTCCAGTGTAGGGCCGTCGTGGCCCGTGAGAATCGGTACTGTAGGCCAGTGATTCAAGGAACCGGCGTCGGAACCGATAGATCCTTTGTGAAAGCCAAAGGCCTCCGCCACGTCCTCATTGAGCACATCCAGAAAAACGAGACCTATGTCCCCAACGACGTGGAGTTGTGCGGAAACGGTATCCTCCTCTATGGCACCAACGCCGTGGGTAAAACGAGTCTGATTCGCGCAGTCGGCATCGCCACCATTATGGCGCAGTGTGGGTTCTTCGTACCCTGTTCCCAATTCGTGTACAACCCATATCGGTCATTTTACACGCGCATTCTGGGAAACGACAACTTGTACAAGGGCCTCTCCACATTCGGGGTGGAAATGAGCGAACTCCAAGTGATTCTTAAGAATGCCGACGCGGGGTCTATGATTCTGGGCGACGAACTTTGTTCGGGCACGGAGACCCAGAGCGCGCTGAGTATTTTCGTCGCGGGTTTGATGGACCTACATGGCAAGGGTTCGTCGTTCATTTTCGCCACGCATTTCCACGAGATTGTGAAATACGACGAGATAGAGGCACTGGACCGCCTCTCACTCAAACATATGGCGGTCCATTATGACCGGGAACAAGACTGCTTGGTATATGACCGCGTGATGCGCGACGGACCTGGCGACAATATGTATGGTCTGGAAGTATGTAAATCGCTCCACTTGCCCACGGCGTTTTTGGACCAGGCATTCGCCATTCGCAACAAATATTTCCCGGAACAAGAAGGGACGCTGGGGATGAAGGTTTCACGCTATAATGCGCAGAAGATTCGCGGGATGTGTGAGAAATGCGGGACGGAGCTGAGCACGGAAACACATCATTTGGAGGAACAGGCCAACGCGGACCCGGATGGGTTCATTGTGGGGACGGCGGTCCATAAGAACCACACGGCCAACTTGATGGCGCTTTGCGAGAAATGCCACTTGGAAATCCACAAGGCGGCGAAGAAGGTGGTGA